TGTACTTTCCAACAGTCTGCGATGGATCTACTGGCTGGCCGGCAGACGTAGCGAAGTTAGACGCCTGCCCGAGATATCCTTGTAGCGCCGGATTCGTGTAGTCCCCGACAGTCGATGCCGGATTGATGCCGGACGTGCTCTGCTTGATTAGGTTCGCGGCTTGATCGATGTAGCCTTGGCCGAGGCCACTTGCCGAGTTTATATTTGCGAATGCAGACTGTTGTTCCGGCGTAAAACCGGATACAAGCGCTCCAGGGTACACCTGATAAGGAGATTGCGAGGCAGCCGTGCCGGTCCCGATCGCAGTCTGGTACGCGGCCTGCGCGAGCGGGTTCGGTGTCGTTTGCGACGTTACCGTCGAGTTATTTCCGCTGCTACCGCCGCCCTTCGACATTTCAGATTAAAACCTTCGCGAGAACAAGGCCGATGGATCGCCATCCATGCTTTTCAAGCGGGCGTTCCCAGCCCTTGCGCCCAACCGCCGACAGAGCCGTCGCACCATTGGCCAGCGCGAACGCCTCCATCTCAGGCTGAAGCGCGAGGCAAGCATCGAGAGTCCCAACGGTCAGCCATATGTTCAGAACCTTACGGCGCGGGTAAGTGATAAACTCAGTCACACATGCGCCCCGCTCATCACCGAAGAACTGAGCGCGGCCGCTGAGGATCATCTGCGCTACGTCCTGAATCGAATGCGTGTCGCCCGCCCGCTCCAGCGCCTTCATCAGCAGCGGGCGCAGCGCGTGTAGCGCGTCGATGCGCCGATCCATCGTCTGCGACACCGCCACGTTGATCGCGCCGCCTTGCCGATGCTCCTCCCACACCTGCGGCCGGATATTCCGCAGCGCCGTGAATTGCAGGGCCTCGCTCATGCGGCTTTCCTCATTCCCTCGCTCTGAATGAGATCGCGCACCAGTACGATCCTATGGGCCTCATCTCGAGGACTGCAATTTAATATCTCCGTGTTGATGAAATGCACAGCCTTAGAGATACGCGCATTGCTCAGCGTCCCGTCAAAGCTAAAGCGAAGTGCCGATCTAGCCACACTGTAGGCAATCGCCTGTTCGCTCTTTGATGCAGGCCATCCACGAATGAGGTAGCTCACCACCCTGTTCACCATCCGCGCCGTCGGCTTTGGGTAGTCGCTCATGCCGCCTCCGCTGCCACCGCAAACATCTGGCCGATCCGATGGCCTTTGCGCTCGAACAGCTTCGCCCGACCCGACTGGCCGTTGCTCCACTCGTTGAGCAGGAACGGCATCCCGATCGTCGCCGCGAACCATGCGCCGAAGTCTACGAGATCGGCCGCGTGGCTGGTGCGGCGGTGCTCTGGATGGACGTGGAAGATGAAATTCGACAACAGCGGTGCGTCGGAGAACCACGGCTCGGAGAACGATAATCCGATGGCCGCCTCGATCCCCTGCTGCCGCTTGATGATCCCAAAAACCGGGTTCCGCCGCGTCGTCACCGCGCGCTCGATCGTCGCCGCCACGCGCTCGTTGTTCTTCCGCACGAGGAATTCTTCATGCGCTTGGATGACGAACGCGAACAGTTCCGGGCCATCAGCCTCGATCGCTAGGCGGACTGTCGGCGGACAGATCACGGCGGTCACTGCTTGGGTCCCGGCAATTTCTTCATCGCATCGATGATTTCCTTGCGGGTCCGGACAACCCACTCATCGAGCATTTCCTGGCCCTTCTTCACGTCCCCGCCGCTCAGTTTTGCGACCTCGTGAGGCGCAAGGATGCGCTCGCCGCCGGCCACGATCACCGGCACCAGTCCGGACTTCGTGCGACCGCCGCGCGAGAAATGCCGACCACCCACCATCCTCGGCATGGCCGGAGGCTTGGGCAGCGTTCCATGTGTCTTCATCGACGGCAGCTTCGTGCCAAACGGCCCTGACGAGATCATCTGATCGAAGCGGTGAGCGCCATTCAGGCCGTTGCCCTGCCCGATGCCACTCATCACATCAGCTGGAACGACGTACGAACCCGCCGCGAGCGACATCGGAATATGATCCGATCGCCCGCCGATCGGCGACACAACCAGCCCCGATGGGTGTTGATCCATCGCGTGCGCCTCAGAGCGCGCGAACCAAGGAGTGGCTTGGGAGGCCGGCATCATCCCGCCCGCTGCGCGCTTCTCGATGCGGCCGCCGGCTGCGATCAGCCCATTGGTGTTGCCGCCGCCGATCTCCGGCGTATCCCCCGGCGGCCCTCCGCTGCTTCCTGATGCATCACTTCCTGAAGAATGCCCAGAGAAGCCACCAATCAACGCACCGCCAATCAATCCAGCGATGGTACCTGGACCGGGGAAAGCCGCTGTTCCAAGTGCAGAGCCAGTCGCGGCACCTCTTGCAGCCCCACCCCAGTCAATGCTTGGCATGCTGAAACCGCCGCCACCACCGCCGCCGGTATTAACCTGAACGCCGCCGCCCACATTCCCAGCGTTCCCCGCCCCCTCCGGCCCGCTACCCGGCAGCGGAGCGGGGGGAAAAGTAGGCGTCGCTGCCTGACCCGCCGGCGCGGACGAGCCGCCCTGCCCACCAATCGTCAGCCCCCGCTGCGCCATCGCCCGGAGAGCGTCCTGGCTGGCGCTGCTCAGAGCCCCCGTGGCTGGATCGAGGTAGAACGACCCTACCTGCGGGACGTTCATCAGCCCCGCGCTGTTGATCCCCATGTCGGCGGGCACCTGCGGGCGGTAGTGCGGCAGGCCCGATGTATCTACCGGACTGCCGGCGGTGCCCTGGAGATACGATGGGGCCCGAGCCGCCGGGCCCGGCGCAGACGAGGCGGCCGCAGGAGACGGCTGCATGAACTGGCCAGAGAAATACGGCGCGGCCTCTGCCTGCGCGGCAGAGAAGAATCCCGTGAGGTCGGGGGCCGCTCCGCCCGCCGCCATGCGGTGCCGCTGGGCCCAGGCGTTCGCGATCGCTAGGGCCTGGCCCTCGGGGTGCCCGGAGCGCAGGAGCGCGTTGGCGATCCGGGCCGCATGGGCCGCGTGCTCGCCGTGGAGGGCGTGGTTGTGCTTTTGAATCGTCTGGCTGTCCCAGGGCATCTGCACGTTCAATCCCTAGAGGGGGGCGTCACCATACACCACAATATTCCCGTGTGGTAGCGGGTTACGCGGGCTTCATCATTTCAGGTACCAGAGCGTGGCCATCAGCTTCGCGCTGCCCCACGCTGCCGAGTGGACATAGACGATCTGATCCGCCACCCACGCCTGGAGAAGCAGCGTCGGGCCGTTCACCGGGACGATCGTGCTGGCGGCAACCACCGTGGCGCCAAGAACATCTGCCCCCGTCGGAGTCGTTCCCAGGCTGACCGTCACATTGTGCCCCGCCATCTCCTGCAAGGCGACAGCGATGATCATCGCTCCGGCCGGCACCGTGCCCAACGCCGCGTCGGCAACGTAAGAATCTCCCAGCGTTTGGAGCGGAGAGTCCGCGTCATCGATCATCGCATCGTTGGCGAACGACCGCTCGATCTGCGCCATGGCTTGGTTGAACGTGCTGGCGTCAACCGTTGGGCCTCTCGCCCGTGGATACGGCGGCGCCGAGAGGATGCCGCTGAAGCCTTTGGTCTCGCTCATCGGCGACCGTCAGTCGCAATGCGCGCCCGCACTCTACCGAGGCGCCACCCAACCCCGTTGGTGGTGTTGTTGAAGACGAGCTGTATCTGGCGGCCACGAATGCGGCAGGGGATATTCGTCGTTGACAACTCAAAAGGCCCTACGGATGACAAGGGTCCGGTCGGATATGACTGGCCTCTGACCGTCAGCTTTACGCCAGCCGACGGTGTCGTTGCGTAGAAATCAGGGATAATCCAGTCAACGAAACTGAAGTTTTCGCCATCGGCGATATCCGCCCAGCCGGTTGTCAGTCTCCAAGGCAGCGGCGTTACTACCGCCCCAAACGAAATCTGATTGTTCAGTTGCTCATGCAGCCATAGATGTCCGGCTCCATCTACCCCGAACGGAAAACCGATAGTAGGGACAAAATCCGTCATGGCATTGCGGCCAACCGATAACAAACCTGGAGTGAGGCCGGCCGTCGTCCCATACGCCCACGTTTGGTTAAGGACATTATATGAGACATAGCTATCGTTTGTGGCGGCATTACCTACCGTGGAGAAATCCCATCGGACTTCGCCGTATTTGGAATTAGCAGAAGCACAGATGCTTTGCGCGGCTGCGAGGCCGGGCTGCACCACATCTAGGCAACGATCACGAATGGGGCAAACAAGCGGGGTGACGACCCCATCGTATACGTAAAATTCCCGATTGCTCCCCCACCAGTATGCCTTACCGCCGAGCGTGGTTGCTGCCGCTGCCCCGATTGACCCACAGGCGGTCCCCAACTGCTGGAACCCGTAAATCAGCGCGCCGCCTAGAAATTGCATCCCGTACAGTACCGCATCAGTCAGGACGAGAAGTTGCCCCTGCGCTGGAAAAATCGTCTGAATGCGCGATCCCTGGGTTAGGCGATATGAGCCCGCAGCATTGGTCGGCAGTGGTATCCACGATGTAGGAACGGAGTAATCGGTCCACGCGATCAACATAGGGTCTTGGCCTAGGGACCATCCTCCTATCGCGCCGTCTCTGTTAACACCCCATGCGATTAGCTGCTGTTGCGGAACCGCAACCACAACTCCATTGCAGCTATTGGGGCCGCCGGAAAGCCGCGTCGAAGGAACATAGCCTGCGGTCGGCGTCCAAGTGAATATCGCGCTTCCTGGCAGCGATGGAAACCGCCCGAGGACCGCCATCAGATCCTCACCGAAATTGTCCATACTCCACTGTCCTGTGGAAGCCGTGAAACCTCCAGATACCGTGATGTCGTGTACCGTTGTATAATCGTAGACGTAAAGATTGGACGACGTTGCCACCGCCAAGAGAGGCGTCACCACGTTTGTTGCGATCGAGCCCGGCAATGTTGCCCAAGCATGCAATCCACGCGGAACGCCAACGAAGGTGGCATCCTTTTGGCTCCAACCACCCACCACCTCTGGCTGCCCCTGCGAACTGGAGGGGAAACGCATCATGTTGCCCGTGAATACAAAGTCCACGGGATCGGTTCCGAGCCACCAGCCGGTTTCGTTTAGCGTCGGCGTAAGCTGGCTGTTGAGCCCTGGGACCAGTTTGATGCTTTTGAACGTCACCCCTACCTCCGCGGTGGCGTCGAAGCACGGGCCGGCTGCTGGCTCGACCAACTCGCCGCCTGCCAGGACTTCCGGCTCTCCTCCATGTCGATGCCGTCCATCGCCTTTGTGTACTGGCCCTCCCAGTAGCCAGCGCCCTGCGGATCGTCAGCGCCAGGAACATCGTACGACTTGCGCCAGCCGCTCAGCCGCACCATGCAGGCCGCCACGAAGGCTTCCGGGAGATGATCGCATATCCACGTTGTGGTGGTGCCCGCCGAAATCGGCGCAGGCCGGTACGTGCCAAACACCTCGACCCCGTACGCCATATCCGGAAACGGCCCAACGATTAGTGAGCCGGTGTTGAGCATACTGAAATACTTCGGCATACCTGGAGAGGCAGAGCTATTGTAAACTAGATCAAGGTATGGTTTCGCTATTGGGGTAAGGGGATTGCGCGTGCCGCTGTCCGGTGCCATACCGGGCGGCGTGATGACATTGATCTGCTCCACCACCACGAGCTCCGGCACGAGCGCCGAGATATCGACGTTGCGGTTGCCCACCACCATCGCTGGCCCGGATTGCGCGGTGCTGAACTCCAGGAAGTCTACCTGCCGGCAAATTCGATTGTTCGCGTACCCAATGGCCTCCGGAAGCGCGATGACAAAATCCGGATCGGTCGGCACCCCTGCTGTTTGCAGCGACAGCGGCACGAGATAGTCGGCAAGGGTCTTTACAAGATCGGAGTAATTCATGACAATGCCCCCAACCAAGGAGACAGAGATGAGCGAAATTCAGTTCGTGATGGCCGCCTGCCCGGTATGCGGCGACTGCGGGTACCACGATGTGGCTGAGGCAGAGCTTGGCGTATGGTGCCTCTCCTGTGACACTCCGCTTGTGCAGCTGCTCGATCCGGCGCATGTGAAGATCGCGGAGGAAGCGACTGAGTTTGCAAATAAAACGCGCCGCTCATGATTATGTAACCCTAATCTGAACAACGGAGCCATTGCGGTAGAATTGCCCTAACGCAACGCCCCCAGCCGCCGCTGCCGTGTCATCCGCATAGGTTGTGCTCGCCCGCAGGGTCGAGGATTGTACCCCTGTGATATCAAATTTAGCACCTATATTCATGATGGCTTTTCCGCGCGCCAGATTTCCCCCCGCTGGCGTTGAAAACGTCACGCCCGGGAACGTCGTATAGCCATTCCCTGGATTGATGATAGTTACGCCATCTTCATGCACCCACCAAGACACTGGGCTGATTACAAGGCCGGTGCCAGTGCCGCCCGTGGTAGTGGTAGCCCCAAGCGGGGGGTAAGCCGAATAAACCCCGACATCGTTCACCGTGAACGCAATGACCCCACCAGAACCATTCACAGCATCGATAACAAAAGTGGCCGCCGTTGTGGAGGTGCCTCCCACGAGCGTTATTGTTTGTCCGACAGCGTAGCCCGTGCCAGGAGCAACGATATTCGGAGAGTGCTGATCACCATACCACGCCATCCCGGTAACAGTTCCCAGCGCCGTCACGCCCGACAGCGGAGGATCGAACGCTACAGTTGGGAAATCAGGATTAGTGTAAACACCCTGGCTCGTGACATCGACGGAAGCGACGGTGCCATCAGATGAGCCTATAGAGGTAGCCGACACGACGGTATTTACGGTCAGCTCACCATCAATGAAGAAATCGTCCGCCGTTTGCCCTTGGTAGAGGAAGAACTCAGGAGCCGCAGCCCCGATCATCAGTGCAAAGCCCGTCATATCGGACGGCACATTCGTAGTCCATCGGTTGGTGAGGCCGTCGTTCCCGATAACCGTTCCTGAGAAGAAGACCCGCGTTGGATCGTCGAAGTAGACGCAGTTAGGATGACCAAATGCGACAGTTACCTGGTGATTAAAGAAGCGAACGCGCTCGATATCGTCAGCCATTCCATATATGGACTCGGTAGCCAACACCGACGAAGAGGTGAACCACAGCCGGTATACCTGCGGGGAAGGAATGCCGTCCGTGGCGGCGATAACCATATAGAAAATGTGTCGCGCGCCCTCGACATGCAGACCATCCGCCATTAGTCCCGCTGTAGCCGCCAACGACGAACCTTGGATCACGAAGCAATTCTGATGGCAGAAGAAATAGGCATTGTTGTAATTATGATCGGCTCCCCCGAGCACCCAAACACCGTTTCCGTTTGGATGCTGGTTGATAAGGAAGAGATGTCCGGGAGAACCCCCGGCGAACGACTGAGATGTGTCCCGGGCAACGGTAATGGCTATATATTTCGATGAGGCATTCCAAACGGAGGAATTGCACGAATCCATAATGAGGGCATAGGGCGCGGTGAAGTTGCCAAATATCAGCCCAGGATGGAAGCTCTCCGAGCCGAAGTTATAGCCGAAGCCAGCGTCGGAGAACGTCCCAGATATCTCGATCTGGTCGAAGGCGATCCGCGGTGCAGAGGCGTTCGAGAGCGCACGCATGAACTGGAAGGACCACCGCGGGGGAAACGTGGGATCGCCCGTGACAGAGATGTTGATATTGTCGATGTCCTGCGAATTTGTCTCATCGAAAACAGGCAACCCAGAAGCACACGAATATATGGTGGCCCTCTTTCCATCGATTAGAAGTCGGGATAGGCTGGTGAAATTCAGAGAGTCATTTACGAGGAAGTCGCCCTGCGTAGGAAACACCAGTTTGGCGTTTACGATAGTCTTGTCGGCAGCAACGATGCCCTGAGCACGAATGGCATCAGAAGCCGCATTGATAAGCGGCGCGTTGTCGGTACCGATGACAACGGTCGGAACGACCCATGAAGCGGCCGGCATGGTGAATGTGACGCCTGTGCCGGGACCAGTTGAACTGACAGGATTGGCAGGAACTACGGAATATCCGCCAGGGGTCGTGACGACAGAAATTGAAGACGCTATTCCCTGAATGCGAACATTGTTTGCGCCCATCGTAATGGTGACGGTCGCGCCAATAAGGCCGCTGACGCCATTCAGATCAACGATGGGCTCCGCCGCGAGATTGGTCGGGTTCTTCTGATAAACCCCCGGGATTGTCGGCGTGGCGACGACGCTGGTGAGCACACCGCCTGTGATCGTGCCAGTGAACTGAAAATGCGCCTGGCCTGCTGACGTTCCTTCAAAGGTGTAGGTTCCATCGACGCCGCCATGGCCGTGTGCGGCAATGGCAACTGTGTTCACCTTTGTAGTCAGCACCGTCACTTGAGCAGGGACAACGAAAGTGCCGCCGGTTAACGTGTAAACATCAAGGGGCGTGACGCCAGTCCCCGCGGCAGCGATCGTCGGATTGCCCGTCGCCTGAAAGGCGATGTTGGTCAACGTCGTTGCGACCGAGCCGTTCAGCCCGATCTGCCCAGTCGTTGGATTGAAGGACGTGACGGTTGCCTTGACGCCCGCCCCAGCCGCACCGCCAAGAGGCAGCACAACCAACATCCCGACCTGGACGTTGCTTAGGCCACTTAAGACTCCGCCGCCGACTGTAAGCACCGGGTTGGCGCCCGCCCCAACAGTCAGCGCGCCGGAGTAGGTTTGCCGGTCCCCCTTCGCGCCATAAATGCCCACGTCAATCTCAGTAGCGTCGATCAGACTGGAAATTGAGTAGAGCGCCATCGGGGCGGTGGGGGAGGCCGAAGTGGCCGCCAGGAACTGCTCCTGCCCCGTCATCGGCACAGGGCCGCGGGGGACGAGATTCCAGAGCCCCGTTGGATTTGCGCCGCTCACGTTTTAGCCTCCCGGCTTCTTGGCTGCAGCGTCATCCTCGGCCTTCTGCGCGGCCTTGGCCTGCGCCACGATCGCCGCCTCGCGCTCCGCCGCCTGCGACGCCTCGATGATCTGGGCTTGGAGAGCCGACGCGCCGGCTAGATACGCGACGATGGCCTGGGCCTGGGACTGTGGCACGCAAAGCATTGGAACCGGAGGTGGTGCCTTCTGCGCGAAAGAGGCGCAGGGGACAAGGAGAGCGGCGAGTAACAGGAGGCGCATCATCATCATTCCCTTAGCATCCCGCGAGCCCGTTATAAGCCTGCATGTTCTTGCACAGCGCCGCGCGCTGTCCTGCGCTCATCGCAACCGTATCCCAAATTCCACCCTCGAAGCCTTCGAGCCTAGAACTGGCTAAGTTGTTCAGGAACGCAGGCGTCGAGGAAACCACTGACTTGGTGAGCGTTCCCGTCGTCTCTGTGCCATCGACATTAGCAACAGACGATGCGCCATTGATGACCGCAATCACCGAGTGGAATGCCGCATCGCCAATGGTAAAGGTAAACGCGCCCCCACCTGCCGCCAACGTCCACGTATTAGCGCCCGTGCCGGCGTTGATACGATTGGAACCTGTCCCCGAGCGCAGGACGTTCGTAGATGCAGTCCCGGTTACTCTCTCGCCAAGGAATGCAATCGTGCCGCCCGATGCTGAAGGCGTAAAGTTATTAGCGCCCACGAGGTTCGCGTTACTGACTGCAGGCGTCTCCATGCATGGATGCGAATTGACGCACGAAAAGACCACTATGGACTGTTGCGCCGCTGTCGCCTGTGTCACGTCGCACGACGCGGAACTACAGGCATTGCCTTTGATCTGATCGTAGAATGTGACGACAGCACAGGTGCCCGCGCTGAGCGCACAGAATGTCGCAAAGGCCAGACCGCTAGATGCCCCAGAGCAAGCCGTGACATTGCCGAGGTTGCCGGTGGCGGCAATCAGCACATCGCATGTTTCAGCCGTCGCAGTGTTGCGGACATTGACCGCCACATTCGTTCCCGGAGCCGCGATCGCTGCGCTATACGCTCTCAAGCCCCACCACATCGTCGCACCGGAAACCACGTTACCGGGACCAATATACGAGACCTGTCCAGCCAAAGGAACCGTTGGAATCTGCGCGCGTGCGGACGAGGACGTGACAAGCGCCAGTCCCAGTGCTGCAATCAACCGGATCACGCGCCGTCTCCAAGCAGGCTATAAACGGCTGCCGCGCCGCCAGAGTTCTCTATGACATGCACGTATATCTCGGTGTACTGCGCGGATGTGCCAGTGTAGGAATGCGGGCTGCGCTGCGTCGCACTTGCGCCCGCGGTCGTGGAAACCTTCCCGGCACCATACTGAGCGAGCGCCACCTGACAGCCGATCGGCAACGAGTTTGGCACCGTCACCGTCACGGCTGATGCGCTCGTGTATTCGACCGAATTGCCGCAATCGGTCGCCGCCAGCGTGTCGGTCGTTCCCGAGATAGTTCGTATGGAGCCGTAGATCGACGTAGCGTTAACCGCGCCCGTATCGCTGACGGAGAACTTCGTCGTACCTGACACCTGATAGGAAAGCAGGCCGCTGGTATAGAGCAGTGTCCGCGCAGCATTAGGCGAGAGCGTGCTATCATCGCCCTTGAACTCGATAGCCTGCCCGCCATCCATATTCAGTGCGAAGACGGGGTTGCCCGAGCCGGTCGGCGCGATCACGCCGCGCGCATCAAGCATCGAATACGCTTGCGTGTTGACGCCAGCTCCAACCATAGAGCCGTAATTCGTGTGGGTATCCGGGATCGGACTGCCAGTAATCGTGGATGTGGTAAACCACAACCCTATCGCGCCTTGCGTTTGGCCGGTATCCCCGACTGTGGCGCGATACAACACAACATCCGCCCCAACGCGAATGCCGTGCCCTCCGATCATCGCACCGTTATTTGCGTCGTCTGCCAGGTTCGCGCCAAAGTCTATTTCCGACCCGACCACTCCGCGCCCTGCTGAACTCACCTGATCCGTAGAATCGCGCGCGCCAAAGATACCGCCCCACACCTCGGAGTTTCCCGCGCTGCGAACGCCCTGTCCTGCAACGCCGATGCAGTTGGCAGAAACCGTGCTTATACTGGTGCAGTTGCCAACAAGGTTGAACTCGTTCGTCGCATCGCTCGCTCCGACAGTCGTTTGCACAATAAGCGCTTGAGAGATATTGGCGAGCGAGCCCCCGGAGAAGGTTGTGGCTCTGAGAACTTGCAAGATCGCAAAATCAGCTGCCGTCCCAGGGGTTTGTTCTAATATCAGCCGATTGGGTGCGGCGATCAAGAGACCATGACCGCTGGCCCCGATGTTGACCAACGGCCCCAACGCTTGCCCCGTGGTGGTGCCGAAGCCGGTGATCGTGCCGCCCGTAGACCCCAAAAGACTATTAAACGTCGTGACCGTTGGCGGCGGGTTGATCGACTGCGCATGTGCGGCAAAGGCGACGAAGACGAAGATAGCCGCGAGAACCTTGCGCATGTGCATCATCCGACTTTCGAGAGGAGCGACCAGCCGCCGCCGAGAACCTTCAGCGTCAGATTGCCATGCGCAGAAACGGCCACTCCCGAGAATGTGCCGCCATTCGGGAAGGTCATCCAAAGATTATAGCCGTCAGTCAGCGTGCCGCTTCCCACCGTCAGCGTATTTACGGCATTTACGCTGTCGTTGCAAATAACGTAGTTGGTGCCGGCAGGCACGGTAATCGTGTTGGCAGTTACCGTGGTAATGGTTTGAGAGACGATAGCCGTCCCGGGAATAGCTGCGATCGACACATCCACATAATTCTTCGTTGCCGCTTCCGTTGGAACCACAGGGTCCTCGGACAGATACAGCGGCCCGCGCAGCGTCCCGCCAGTGATTTGCAGGAATTGTGTGCCAGTGAGTTGCCCAACCGCATACCACGGAATGCGGATCATTCCCGCGCCGGGCGACGTGCTGGACGCCGCCAGGAGCTGCTCCTGACCCGTGAACGGCCCCGTGAAGGTCGGGTAGGAAAGCCACTGTGCCATCAGGGTCCCTCGGTTGTGAATAGCGGGCTCGGGCTCACACCGTTATCGGCGACAAATCCGCCGTCGCTGCCGAGGATCATGTGCGGTTCCTGCCCCGCCGGCCCGATAACCGTGATGACCGTATCGTCGTTCATGCGGATCAGGTTGCCGAAATTGTCCCGGAGTGGGTACGTCTGCATCTGCCAGCCGGCATCCAACTCTGGGCGCGGATCGCGGATCGGCAGCGGATCCGGCGGCATAATGAAGACGCGGAGCTGCGGGTTAGGCACATCGAGGCAGCGGTCGCAGACGAGGATGCGCAGGTTCTGCAGGGTCGATCCGCCCCACTGATGCTGCCAGCGCAGGTCGCTGTGGTTGTAACGGCATCCACAGCGGTCACAGGTCGCCGCAGCGCGCGGATTGCGAGCGCTGATCCGAACGCGGCCGCGAGCTTGGATGTAGCCACCCATCGTCAGTCGCTACTCATAGTACGAGCCAAGGCCGGGTGTGATGTAGATCGGAACCACCTCCCGCTCTTGCGTCCGCGCGCGCTCGTAGCTCTGTTCTGCCTTCGCGCTCAGCACCGGAAACTTCTCGTATGCATAGGTGAGGGACAATTCACGCGCTATCGCGTCGCTGAATGCCATCAGCCACCGAGGCGGTATCGCCATCTGAACCTGACCGGCGAGCTGTGCGTCCTGCGACTGGATGAACGCGTACGCGAAAAGCGTGTACTGAAGATTGCCATCGGGCACGAGATACAGGTTCAGAGTCGGTGGAACGACACGATTGAACCAATAAACGCTGGGCCAGCCTTGCTGCAATGGGTTAGGGTAGCTGCTAAATTCCGACCGTCCGATCGGGTAAATCACCCTGTTGTTCGTGATGCCGTTCGCTACCGGCGTCTGGATGTAGCAATCGGTGACGAGGATCACGTTGGCGGGCAGCGTGATGGTCTGCTGGCCCTGCGTGAGCGGGAACGAAAGCAGCGTCAGGTCGAAAAGTTGCGGCTGCTCGTTCGACCAGTCCTGGAGGATCAGATTCGCGGCGAAGTAGGCATCGTCGAGGTGCTCCTGCAGGATCGCGGTGCGGCGCACATCGCAGCGCCCCAGCGCATACGCGGCCAGGCTGCCAAGCGGGGGATTGAAGCTAGTCGTGCCAGAGGTCGCCATCGTGCCACTCCTCGGCTCGATGTATACCGCGCCGCGCGGTATCCTGCTACCACATCATTAGCGGGACGACATGCCTTGCAGAATGCGAAACGTGATCGACCCACCCGCCGGCCCCGTCGTGACGTTGATGCGGGCGAATCGGCAGAACGGAAGTGCCCCTGTGGCATCGGCTGTGCCGCTCACCACCGTAAAGACCTCGGGCGACGCCACGACGTTCACGTCATCCAGTGTGGTCTCGACGTTGTAGGTGGCGCTGACGATGCTGCTGGTGCCCTCAACCGAATAGACGGCGTCGAAGGGGCTTTGCATGAAGTCTGCCGAATACCACGACTGGCCGCCTGCGACTGAGGCTGCCCCTACGGTCTGCACCCACGGCATCGCCATCAGCTACCTCCCATCGGGGGCTTGCCCAGATCACGAGCCCGCTTGTCTATCCACTTGCGCACCGCCGGCTTGTTGTTGGCCCGCCCGAAGGCGTGCTTGGCGTTCGACAGGTCCGAGGTGTTGCGGATCGGAAAGCGGCCTCCGGGCATAGCCTCGCCGTGCGACTCAGCGCTCCGCCGCGCCCCAGCGCTCACGCTGCCTGATGGCGTGCGGAACTTGGGAGCGCCCCCGCTCTTTGCCGGCTGACCGTCCACCCAGCCCATGCCGCCGCCACGAGCCAGCTTCAGCTTAGTATGCTCGCCACCATGGAGTTGCCGATCGTGCTCCGCCATCGCTTTGCGGATCATCGCCGCATCCGACGCCTTATCAGCATTCATCTCCGCGCGCTCGTCGGCGGCACCCTCAGTCCGCCCACCCCGCGCGCGAGCCGCATAGGCCGTCATCGGCCCCGGCTCCTCGACCGTGGGTCTAACCGGATGGTTGGTTATGGCGAACTTTTCCCGCACCGATCCGCCGGAAGCCTTTCGGTCAAGACGGCGCCGAGCCGCGCCGCCCTCGACGCGAAGCCGCTTCTTCCGCTGCTCCTCGGTCTCATGCGGCTTCATCGTCATTCTCCGCCGCCAATGTCTCAGCAGCCTTTGTTCGCCAACTTTCCCAAGTCGCCTTCTCGTTGGCGTCCAGCCAGCCCAGAGGGCGAGTGGGAGGCGCAAATCCCGTCAGCCGATATAGTTCGCACGCCTTGCGATCGACAGCATCGACGATATACGCCCGCTCAGGGTCGTGCCCGTCCTTCACCGCTCAATTGTCTTCGCGGTCGGGCGTCTTGTTGTGGACGCCCGGAGGGGCCGTCAGGCGCGACGCAGCGGTCATGGGAGACGTATCGGCCCCAACCGCCCCACCACCCTTGCGGCCTGGCCGGTCGAGCCTGTGCTTCGCGCCCTTGCCCTCGATCATCATCGGCATCGAGCCATGATGCACCTTGCCGCCGCGCTTGAGCGCGATTGGGCCGCCAGCAGCCTTCTTCGCCCGGCCGCCGTGCTTGTGGCCGCCGTAGCCGCCGGCCATCGCTTCCTTCTCGGTCTCGGACCCGACGGCGTTATACTTCTGCGACGCGCGCCCGAGCTTCAGATCCTCGGCGTCGTCCTTCTCCTCGACGCTCTCCTCGGACGCGCCACCGCGAGCCCGGTGATGCCCTTTGTGGTGAGCACGCCCGCCATGCTTCAGCCCAGGTGCCCCACCAAGTCCACTCATTTGAGCCATCAGCTATTCCTTTCCCTAGGTCGCCGCTACCGCGAGGCCGCTCGTCGCACCAGTCGGCACCGATCCCATGACGTAGATCGGCCCGGATGTCGCGTAGACTGTCGAGCCGACGCTCGCGCATTCCTGCAACAGCACCGTGCCCCCGGCAGAAGCGTTCACCGTGAACGCCACCGCATTCAAAGCACCACCGGAGTTGATCGCATTCAGGAACGTGCAGCGCTTGAACACAAGCGAGCGATCAATGGCGCCCGCCCCAAGAAGGCAATGCAGCGAAGTCGTAAGGGCGGTGTCCATGCGGAACGTGCAATCCACAAATCGATTGCGTGGCGATCCGCCCGTCAGTTGCAGGGTCGCATTGACGTTGGTCAGACGCTGCGTCGTGTCATCCCCAATATTGCAATCAACGAACGTGTGCTCGCCATGCGCCCCGCTGATGACGAGGCAACGCGCCGCCGCCCCCGCCGCGCTCGCCGCATCGTTCATCCCGAGGAAACTCACGCCGGAGTAAAAGTTCTCGCGCCCGCTATCAACCCACGTCAGCATCCCGGCGTCGCCAGTCGTGAAGCCGCAGTAGACCGAGAAGTTGGCGAAGATGCACCCGCCAGCCGTCACCGACACAAACGGGGTCGTCGCCACCGCCTGCCCGTTCAGGAACGTGGCCGCCGTGTAGCTGCTGCTCGGCGGGGCCAGTCGCGCCCGCGTGTTAAACGTCGGGCCCGCCATGCCGATCAGATGGCACGCATCCTTCGCCCAGATCAGCGAGCCACTCGTCGCCGCCGTGTTGGCCGCCAGCGCATTCGCAAACGACAGCCGCTGCGTGCCGGTTGTAGAGCCACTGCCAACGATGACACACACGTCGTTGTGGCCCGATATCATCTGCTGGTAGGCCCAGTAGACGCTCGCCATCGGACTATCGGCCGCGCCCGTGTTGCCGTCCGAGCCGTTCACCGCGTCAACGAAGAACCAGTTGCCAGTCGCGAGCGGGCCGCCGTTAATCCCCATCGTCGGGACGCCCGCCACTTCCAGGCCGGAAAGATGTGTAATGCCCATCAGGCGCTCCTTAGATTTGCCATTCCCGCCTGATCCACATCAAGCCGTAGGAAAAGTACCCCAGGCGCCCCTAGGATTTTTGTAGCCCGAATAGAAGCGCTCGTAGCCCTTGACGAGCAGGTTGTCCGTCATATCGTCCACCCACATGGACATCTCGAACGGCTCGCGCTGGAGGTACAGAAACCCGTCCTCGTTGGTCTGAACGAACCACGCGTAGGGGGACGAGAGGAAGTCCCAGACCAAATACCCGTCCGGCAAACTGCCGGTGGCGCGGAGGGCGTTGATGTCGTTGTCGGCGGTGCCGGGGCGGAGGGGCGTGTGGATCAGCCGAGAGGCCACCCACTCGTTGTAGGGGTGGATGATAAGACGGCGGCCGCGCCAAAAGAACTTGAGGCCGGCCTGGTCGCGGAAGGACGTGCGGATCTGCGTCAGGGCGGACAGCAGCGATCCTTCATTGAGCGAGAGCTGGGCCGTGGCTGGGGTGTTCGCCCATGTGCCGTAATCGTAGGGATGGCTGGCCGAGAAGAGCGCCACGCCATCGCCGCCGATCGCGGAGTTGTAGACGTTGCCAGTGTTGAACACGCCAGCGCACTGAGTTTCTTTGTACTGCGAGAAGCTGTTTTGCAGCGCGAGATTGCTGGTCGGGAACTGCTGCTCGTAGAGGTTGTCGCTGATGGCCTTGCGGGTCATGGCGTAGCCGAGACCGACCTCGAACGCCTCGTGGACGTAGATGAACCTGACCCCCGCATTGTTATCCATTGCGGTCGGCGAGCCCTCGGTTTTTTGTTGGGCCATAGGCATCAGCCGCACTTCGGCGGTCTGCTCGAAGCCCATGTTCGACTTGCCCTGCCAGAAGATCTGGCTCCAGGTCGTCGGGATGTTTTCGTACTGCCCTTCAATACCGCGGAGGCCGGGGCGAGTCAGGTTGTAGATGGAGGCGACTGAGATGGCCATGGTTCAGTTCCCCCTTATGCCGGCAGCAGGACTGGATTGTATTCGACGATGACGTAGTTGTACGCCGTCGTGGAATCCGCCCCAGGTGCGCCAGGCGCGAGATAGTCGGATGCGAGCGCGACGATGCGGAACGGCAGCGTCGCGGTCGGGGTGGCGATGGTGGTGACATCGAGGTATGCGCCCGAGAAGCCGTTGACTGTCGATCCGGTCCCGATCGCGTAATCGGCACCGAGGCCCACCTGCGAGGCCGCAACCGGCGTCGCGGAGCCGGATGAATTGCCGGACTGCACGAGGAACAGCATATTCGGAGCATTGATGACGTAGCCCAGGGCATCAGCGGCGGCGCCCGAACCAGGCCAATAGGGGGTATCAAACGGCACCTTCAGGGTGCTGGAGTTGAGATGGGCGCCCCAAAAGACCCCGAGGCTCGGGACGGTCGTGCCGCCGGCACCCTGGACGATGTAGCCTGCGTCCGAGGACGTACCAAGATTTACCGGATCACCGCGGTACATTTTGGTATCATTGCCCGAGCGGATTTTCCGCGCCGTCAGACCGAAGTTCGTCACGGTCCCTGAGCGTGGATCGTAGGGCGAGAAGCCAAAGGGCTTGAAGGTATTCGCCACGGGGCACGAGCCTCCCATCGCGGCGGAACAACAGCGGCTCGCTGCGCCCTACCGGCAATGAGGCGTGGTCCCCGGCTCGGGAACGGCCCCTACCCGACGCTGCGGATATGGCCCCTCTGCGCCCCCCGGCTCGGGGAGCGGTATCCTGTTACCGCATGAGGAGGGAGAGTGTCAACAACGTTCCACGTGGAACGTCGGCGGAGCCACGCTTAGGCGGCAATTCTAGCGGATGCCAGTGCGTGGGGCCTCGCTCAGCAAGTTCGTAGTCGTCATTCTCATCCGGGTCCCCAAAATACCGACGGGCCGTCCGGGGGTTCTCCTTCCAATGCAGAAAACGCGGACGCTGCCAATCGGCTTTCCAGCAAACCACAAGCGACCCATCCTGTGGTGCCGTAGAAATGGGCTTCCAATTCATCCCAACAAACTCCGCAAAATCCGCATCCATCGTGAAACGTTGGAGAGATGTGCTGGCCGCCCCCCTAAGTGGCTCCGGGGGCCCGTGCGCAATCTAAACGAGTGGGCTCTCTCACTGCACTTAAGACGCCTCGGGGGGCCGCGGCCAGCGAGATCATCCTACTACTCCGCGAATTGCGCGTCCATCACGTATTTCCCCGCCGCCGCCATGTCTTCGGCAGTTGGCCCCGTGACCGACACCAGCTTGGACCGCCCGGCCGCGCGCTCTCGCTCCTCGGCCTCGCATCCCTGCTGCCACTGCTCGTCCGTCATCCAGTTGCGGTAGCGGTCCGGCACCTTGTCCTTTGGCTCATCAGGGCGGCGGAAGAACTGCGGGACGCCACTGCCGATCGACGCCGGCGCCATGCCGGGCGCGATATCTGGCTTCACCCCGTAGCCGTTGATCGCCGCCGTGAGTTGGAGATCAAGGCTGCACCGATGCGCGGTCAGGCGGGCGATGATCGCTTGCTGATCGGCGTTCTCGACCGGACGAAAGACCACGCCAGCCTACTCTATTGGGGGCGCAATACCTTCGCCACTCAGGAACGACAAAACATCGCCAGCCATCTTATAATCGCGCGGAATCATGCAAAGCCGCCCCGGTTGGGGTGAATCACTATCGCTGATAGCGCGCGCTAGCCTATCTATAAAAGTAGGGTGCTGCGGATCGTCGGGATCACAGCGCACAGACCCGTTGCTCAGCTTAGTTTCTTTCATCCACCCTATCCATCACTCATTCTATCGGCATGGCCTCACGGGTCGTTCGCACCTGCGGCCGCACCTGCGGATGATCCCGCGGCCCGGTCCCCGCCGGCGCGACCGAAAGAGACCGCTCGGCCTCGCCACGCCGCTGCTTCGCCATCAGATAGTTCATCCGGTGCCGGTTGTAGGCGAGATGATCCGGCAGCTCCATGAGCTGCAGCCCCTGGACAAGGATCGGGCCGTCGTAGTCCTTCGGGGTCCAGAAGCCTGGGTGACGGGACGCCGGCACACTCTTCCAGCCATTCCGCTCCGCCTCAAGGACGCTCCCCTGCTGGCGATGCGGCATACCCAGCACCTCAGCGGCCTTCCACTCGTACACCATCCCGTCGGGGATGATCTCGGCCGGAACGTCGAACACAGACGGTGTGTTGTCGTCTATCTGGGAAAGCAGCTCGGCGTCCGACGCCGCTCCCAGCGGCTTGTTCAGCGGATCGGGCGACATCGGAACATGCAGGGCTGCGGCACGGCGCGGCTGTTCGGCCGCCAACTCGGCGTCGAACTTGTCGGCCGAAAGCACAAACGGTGGCTTCTTGTCGCTCATCAGCGCACTCCGTTCCAAGGGTCTTCGCCGCGGAGAAACTCACCGCCTCGCGCCATCCGCCGCGATTCTCGCCAGTATTCGCCGATCCGCGCCATGTCGGGCTTCCCCTTGCCGTCCACAAACCTGAACATCCGAACGCATGTGTCGATGACATCGGCCGGAATGTGATTATCGCCACCGCCGCGCTGCGAGTTGTCGCTATAGGATGCGGCGTTCCGAGGCGGCGCGGCCATGGGGGGAGCTTGGCGCCCTCCCTCCGGTTCCTGCGCGGCCGGCGACCTGGCCGGGCGGGGCTCTTCTACGTTGGCAGGCTTCATGCCGATCCTCGATTCTATGTGGGCGTAATATTCGGGGCTGAACTCTTGCTTCTCCTCCCCGATGGCATGGAAGTGGGCACGAGTGACACGTTCCCGAAAGACCGGATCGGTGAAGTACCTAATCCCCCCGTTTGCATCACGCTGCGCCCGTATCCATGCCGCGGAAGCAGGGTGGATCTTCGCCAACTCAGACTCGCCCCCGTCCATTACCGGATCGCGTTGCGGAGCCGTAGGCGGTGGCTGCGCCAACTGCTGATTGCGCCGCGCCTCCATCTGCTGTTTGGCGTCCCGGAGTTTCACGAAGTCGGCCATGACCTCGCCCATTTGGGCAGTCAGAGATGCCAGCTTCGCACCGTCGCCGGCCTCCATGGCCGCTTGGATTTGGCTGCCAATCAGATCACGTCGCTGTTCAACGGCATCGAGGCCGTTCGCGACCGTGGAAAACTCGAGCGTCGCCCGGTCCTGTGTCAGCGCTTCGACGCGCTGCTCCGCGACCGTCGCGCGATTACGCTCGCGGTCCACTGCCGCTCGATAAGCGCGCTCGCTGGCTTCCCGTTCGGCGCGGATCGCTGCAGCAGCAGCGGCCGGGTCAGATGGATCTGGAGCCGGAAGGTCGGCGGTTGCAGTTTCGCTCATCAGAGCACCACATCCAGCACAACATCAGGCCGCGGGATCACCATCCGGATTGCCCGGTCACCGGCGAAGTGATAGCACGGCACGGCCTCGGACCCGTTCAGCGTCAGCGGATAGCCGCCGCAATCGGCCTTCCGAAACATCACCCAATCGCCTACCTTGAACTTGTCGCCGTCGGTCCACGTCAAGACATCGCTGTCCTCGAAGCATCGCGGGCCGAGCTTCAACACCAGCCCAGTCACACCTTGGTAGATATCTTCCTTTCGCACCGCCTCGATCTGAATAAGACCGCCCACAGACCACTCAGGCCGGACCCATATCGCGACCAGAACATGGTTCAGGATCAGCCGCATCCGGCTCAGCACGGGCTCGCAGCGCTCGAAGATCCGGGCCTTCTCCTCGTCAAACCACTCGTCCGAGAAGCCGGAACTCCCCTCGCGACGCGTGCGCATCTCAGCGCCAGTATCTGGCATCCTCGTCCGCGCCTTCTCGCGCTGCCGAGCCATGCCGATGTCGGTGGGGAGTAGCAATGAGCCAGACATGCAATACCTTCCGATTACGTGGGATAGAGGGGTTGCTCCTGGGCCTCGGCCGGCGCACCCCGCACGGCCTGCCGGGCTTCCTCAACGAACGCGAGGGCGCGGCGCAGACCCTCGATCAGTCCAAGGTTATAGCGGTAGTCCTCGAGCGTCGCGGCGTTACCTTTCAGCACGAACTCGCCAGCCTCATGGGCAGCCTGATTGAGCCGCCCCGTCAGATGCTCGACAATCGAGCGGTCGGAGAACGTCAGCGGCGGCAGCGTGGCCGCCTTCTGACCTTCGCGCGGTGGAGCCCAAGCGTCGGGGTCGAGATTGAGCGGCCTCATTCGCGCTCCACGCGCTGGGCGGCCCGAGACTTCTGCAGCCTCCCCTCGCCGCTACCCGCCCCAGCCGTCATCTTGACCTCACCGCCGCGCTTCATGCCCGGGGGACGCATGCCAGGAGGGGGCATCGGAGCGCCACCACCCATCGGCGGACCACCGGGGGGACCGCCCATCGGAGGCCGAGGCGGCATCATCGGCGCGCCACCGGGCGGCCCGCCAGGACCCCCTGGCCCGCCAACTGGCACCGGCACCGGAACAGGACGCGCCTGTGGCTGGGCCTGCGGGGAGATGACGTTCACCACCGTCTTGTGGCCCCCGGCGTGCCCCTTCACCTTGCCGCCCGCCGCGTAACCCTTCGCGATCCTGGCCCCGCGTGCCGCGTGGCAACTGGACCGCAGTGAGTTGAAGTCGGCCATCCCCTAGTTCCCCTTCTTTGTGTCGCTCGCAACCGCCTTCGTGGCCGGAGCCGTGCCGCCCAACGCCGCCCGCAAATCCGTCGCCAGCACATTGTTCGCGCATACGCTACGCGCCGCGACTCCCTGTCGGGCCGCCAGCAGCAAATCGGCCATCTCCATCTCAGTCGGCTCAACCGCACGCCACGCCTGCCAGAATAGCTGCCCCCACACCACCGCCTCAACCAGAAATCCAACCTGCGCAGGCACAACCGTCACCGCGACAGTAGGCATCACCGCCGGCAAATCAACCATAGCCTTCGCGATCCGGTCAGCCTGCTCGGCCCGAGCGGTCGCCACCTCAGCGTCGGCCTTCGCCTTCTTCACCGCAGGATCGTCGTGAACCGGCTTTGCGTGTGGCATCAATGACATCATCACTATCCTTCTGTTGAAGCCGTCATCTAACCCCAGGCTCAGTCCAAAGCCGCTTCGCCTTTGAAAATAAGGGCCTGCTCTCCGCGTCTTCATGGTATTCCATGAAAACGATCAACCTGTCGTCGCGCTTGCGCCAACGATACTGGCGGTCCGGGGTCTGGTAAATGCGATCCCCTCCGCGATCCTCCCAAGTCTCCGCATCCACGGGAATAGGGGGGACATCCCTCCGCAGAATAATCTCGCAATCAGGCGCCACCAGATCATGATACCCGAGATGGAGCACGGGAAGGTTGGCGCGAGCCATTAGCGGTGAGCCAATCGACAAAGCCGCAAACCCGCCCGCTGCGCCTGGCTTCCCTTAATCACGATCCAGCACCATACACATGACAGCAGCATAGACACGGTGCTCGGGAGCGCCATCATCCCTCCCCTGTATCCGGTGACGGTGCCCGATCAAGCGCCGCTAGCCCAGCCTCGTGCTCACGTCCGATCGCCGCCTGAGTCGCCTCATGCACCCGGTCAGCATGTCCCTGTCCAGCCTCCTGCGCCAACCGCAACCGCGCCGTCTCCTCGCGCGTCATGTCAATCGCCATCTGCGACCGCCTGTCCGCCGCCCGATCCGCACTCTCGGTCGCCGCCTCGTGCGCCCGCAGCGTCTGATCCTGCCCGACAGACGCCGCCTCCGCGCCAGTCTTCTGCGTCTGCGCCCCCATCAAGCCAACCTGCGCATCAACCTGTTTCGTCTTCGCCGCCGCAGCCGCCATCGCAGCCTGCGCCTTCATCATATCCACCTGCTGCTTCCCAGGATCAGGAGCCTTCCCGCCGCCCTGACCCTGCTGCGCCATCGCCGCCTGCTTCGCCGCAATGTTCTCCTCAGTGTCAATCAACTCCACCGGCATCCCAATAGATTGGGCCAGCCATACTGCCGTATCGTGGATCTTGAACACCTGCGGCGCAGCCTGCGCGAAGTTGAACCCGGCCAGCGCCACCATAATCCGATGCAACCGTGACGGCGTGTTCGGATCAGCCGCCGGCACCAGATCAGCATCGTTCAGCGCCGCAATCAACTCAGCCTTCTGCCAATCCCGAGCAGGCTTCTTGTTGTGCCTCCAGAACGCCTCCGGATCCTCGATGAACCGCTCACGCAGTAGCCCAAACTCCTGCGCCTGCGCGGCATGCAACCGCTTGAACACCGCCCCCGTCAGCTTCGTCGCCTCCACGATGTTCGCCATCATGGTCCCTACCGGAACGTTCTGCACCCCCTCGCCCGTCGGGACATTCGGACGAGCCCCAACCCGGCCCGCCGTCTGAGTGACCGTATCAATCAACTGCAGCCCAGCCGCCTGCGGACCGCCGTAAGGCGGCTGCATAAGCATATCCCTAATCGGCCGACCGCCCGTCTGCATCGGCACAGCACCGCCGGGCGGAATACGGAACACATTAGTCACCTGCTTGCCCATCACGTCCGCGTAAATGAACCCAGGAAATACCGCGAACATCATCGCGTCCAGGTTCAGCCGCCACGCCGCCGTCAACGCCATCGTCGAGTTGCCCAGCAGGTGCATCAACCCGATGCCATAGAACCCAAGCGCCGGCACAAAATTGTACTGAACGAACACTCGCCGTGCCCGAAACCGATCGTCCCCTTCCGACCAGTTCCGCCGTATCTCGTAGACCTCCCGGCTGTCTCGGTCGATCGTCACCTTGTAGGGGCGTGGAACCCGTATCCCGGCCTCCTCATCCCCGTCATCCAACCCCCGCACGTTCAGCCGGCAGTAGCACTCCCACATCGTATGGGGCCGGTCCTCCGGACGCCGGGTATTGGCATCCCATCCCTGCGCCTCCGCAGCCGCTTCCTCAACGGCATTCGGGACATGCAGCGGTTGTCCAAGTGCAGCATCCGTGTAAACCCCAGCCTCCTGAAGCTCCAACACCTCGTGAGGCAGCATCGTAATTTCGTGCGTCACCCGCGGAGCATTCGCCAGGTCCGTCACACCAGCATCAACGATCAACTCCGGAGCGCCCACGCTCTCACTGACAGGACGCTCCCGCAGCGGGCAGTTGTAGACCTTCTTGAACGTGCAGCCCATCAACCCGGTCACAAACGCCGCCCGGTCGGTGTCCGGGTAATACTCCGTCGCCGTGGTCGTCAGAAAGTAGTTGAAGTCCGTCTCGAGATCAGCCGCCAGTTGCCCCTGCAGCGTCATCGGCGCCGGAGCCTGCGTCTGCGCGATCGATGCCATCAGCCCAGGAACCGCCTCCGCGGCCAACGCCCCCGCCGCCACCAGCTGATCCAGCACGAACTTCACAACCGTATCCGGCACCGCGCCAGCCGTGGCGTCATCGCGCACCTTCACCGGCCCGGCCGCAGGCAACATCTCCCCCACAAAATCCGCCTGGAACCCCAGCACCGCCTCAAGCAGCAGCGGATGCCGCACCACCGACATCCCCTCGATCGGTGCCCCGTTGCTCGTGTCCGTCCGCGCCTTCTCGATCTTCAGACCAAGCATCCGGATCGATTCAGCCGTCATCTCCATGTACTCGCGGCGGCTCTCAATGTCCGCCCGCACCCCGTCGTGCACGATCTGCCCGAGCCGCGATACCTCGAACGTGTCGAGCAGTTCCACCAGGTTGTCGAAATGCCGCGACCGCCGCTTCCGCTTCGCAGGACGCCACTCGTCCTCAGGGATCAGCGACGCCGAACCGTCGTCATTGACCACCCACAACCCGCCGGAATCCCCGTCAACCGTGCCAGACCGGCCGTCCGCCGCCTTCCCGGCTGCCGGATCAGATCGCGCGCGCTGCGTGAGCGGGACTATGGCCACGGAGTAACCCGCTACCACAAATCAGCCCGCCTGTCACGCGCCGCCTACCGAGACCCCACCAACCCATGCCGCGCCCGAAACTCCGCGTCGCTCACCTTCGGACGCGATAGAACCTGAACCCCGCCGTCCGCCGGTTCATCATCAAGGATGAAATGGAAGTCGCAGGTGCTCGCATAAACCCCAACCGCCCGACCATCCGCGTCAATCTTGATCGCCGGCGGCCGCCATTTAACCGGCCACCATATCTGCCGGGACGGCTCCTTCACTGCTCCGCCTCCAACTCCCCCGCCGTCAGACTCCCTAGCCGCCGCCCTATCCCCGCCATCCGCGGCGCCAAACTCCACCCGTCCGTCAGCAACGGACCAGCCCGAACCTCGTCCTCCGCTAACCGCGCACGCAACGGACCATACACCGCCGCCGCCCGATCAAACTCCTCCATATGCGCCTTCGCCCGCGACGCCGTTCTCTCCCAATCAAACGTAGGCTCATCCCGAGCGAGCCACGCAGCCTTCGCCGCACGCTCCCGCCGCCGCCACATCACCCGCTGGATCGCGTTCATCGCCCACCCGCGAACAACGATCCAGCGAGACGAGCGCGAGCCTTCTCCGCCATCTCAGGGTCGATTTCCGCGCCGACATATTCATGGCCAGTCGTTGCTGCAGCTTCGCCTGCCGCGCCCGATCCAGCGAAGAAATCACCGACCAACCCGCCCAGCGGGCAAGATGTGCGAATAAGGATTTCGAGCAGTTCGATCGGCTTTTCGGTCGGGTGGATGCCCTGACGATGGCATGAGCGCACCTCTACGACCGATCGCATCAGCAGAGGGCCGCCAGCCTCAGACGTGTAGGAACATGGGCCAGTAGCGCCCATCCAATGCGCGGGCTTAGCCTTCTTCCGCACCGTGCGCCGCTTCGCCTCGTTGACTGTCTGGACCTCGTTATAGACTCCGGACCAAGACGCATCGGCGCGGTAGAAATGCACGACATGCTCGTGGACGCGCCGGAATCGATCGGCGTGGAAGCCGGAACCGTTGTGCTTCTCCCACACGATGTCTTGCGCGTATTTCCACCCCGCATCAGCCAGCGCGGGCCATGTCTCCATCAGCAGCCGCATGGAGCCGAACAGCCACATGCTACCGGTGGGCTTAAGAGCAGCAAGAGCGATGCGCTCCCATCCTTCGACGCGCTGATCCCAGTGCAACGACGTTTGACCATAGGGCGGATCGGCAATGATGAGATCGTATGGCGCCCAGGCGCCCATAACCGCACGGCAGTCGCCGTCAAGAATGTGGATCGCGTTCATGCCCGACGCCACCATAAGCCACCGACATTAAATTCCGGGGCAACAGTGGCAGGCCTCAGAAACTGCGTCTCATTTCCCCATTCCTGCCGCCAAATCTCAACGAGACAGTCGGAGCGCCCTGGCAAATCACACACCCACAACAGCCACCCATCCCCCGGCGGCTCGCCTGGATGGGCCATGGACCGGAGTATTACCCCATCACCAACCGGCCCCAAAACAGCAGGACGCCGCCCCTTCCAAAAGTGAGCCAGACCCTTCATCGCCCACCCAACTTCATCTCCATCCCACGCAACTCATCCAAACAATCGTCCAACGCCTCTACAACCCTATCCCACCCCGGGTTGTCCTTATGCACAACCGCACCAGCATCAAACGCAAACTTGGTAAGTATAAGTATGGCCGCGCCAAGAATCGGCCGCAAATCCTCGTTCATGCCCCCACCTCCATCGCCCGCAGCGCTCGCCTGATCACAGCCTCGCACGCCAGCCACCGGCGAGCCGTCGCCCGAGCCGCAACCGCCAACTCACCCGCCCTCGCATCATCCGTACAATACACGAAATCCAACTCCGCCTTCACCGCCGCCTCATGCAACACCTCGCTCCGACGCCTCATCTCAAGCGCCCCAGGACGCAGCACAAGCCGAGACATGTACGGCGTCACGTCCGGTACAACACAGCCTGCCGCCCCCAAACATCAGCCCTCACAACCTCCTCCCGCTCCCCCGCTACCCACTCGTCCTCCAGCGCCAACATCCCGTTGTCCCGCAGCCACCGCAGACCACCCACAATCGCATCAACCCGGTCGTCATGCGCACCACGAGGAAACACCGCCATCTCCTCCACAGCCGCTACCCCCCAATCAGTCCTCGGGTAATACACCATCCCACCCTCAAACATCGGAACAACCGACATCGCCCTCGCCACCTTGTCCCCCCCAGCCGTCATCCCACCAGGAGATACCTCCACCACACTATACGACTTTCCCACAAACAACCGATGTAACTCCTGCACCACGCTCAAACCCGTCGCCTTGTTCTCCACCAACAATATACTCACCTTCGACCCACAACACGTCTTATCAACCTTCTGAACCGCATCATGCAAAGCCAACCGCTCCGCCCAGCACTTCACCAACATCACCTTCGGCGCACCCGTCGGCCGGTGCCCCACATCCCCAGGATTGGGATACCGATCCGCAAACACCCCCAACACCGCCAACGCACTCGGATCGTTCTGCGCCTTCGTCGTATAGGCCCCGTCAAACCACGCTATCACCAAATCAAACGGCGGAAACTTCATCCCAACAGGATCGTCCGGACCCCACTGAATCCACCAGTCCCGCTGAATAATCCCGCCCCCACGCGGAGAAGGCATCTGCTGAAACTGACCAGCCGTCGCATACGAACCCATAACCTTCTTGTCACGCTCAACTACCCAAACCGGGAAACGCTCAGGGAAACATAACTCCCCACGTACCCTCCACCACTCGCGCCCGTCCCCCGCATCCGGCTCAATATCAATAACCGTCCGCGGATCACGCCACCCAATCCCCGTCGTGTACCTCCGCCCGTCCCACTCCATCGGTATCATCAGATGCTCGAAATCAACCCCGTTCGCTATCCACGTTCCCGTCGCATCCCCCTCATGCGTACGATGCTCAATCAACACAATCGCCGACCGCTCCGGATCGTTCAACCGCGTCGGGATCGTCTCCAATAGCCACCGCTGCATCGTCTCCCGAACCGTCGCACTCTCCGCCTCCTTCACACTCAACGCATCGTCAATCACAATCACGTCCGCACGCTCGCCCGTCCCTACGCCCCCCACCGATGTCGCCAGCTTCCACCCAGTCTTATCGTTCGCAATCTTCACCCGACTGTCCGTCGCCGTAAAAACCTTCCCCCAATGCCGCCGGTAAATCTCGTTGCTCATGAGCTGAATCATCCGCCCATTGTCCCGCTCCGTCAGCGCAGCACTATAACTCGCGCACATGAACCGAGCCTCAGGCCGCGACAACGGACCCCATATCCACGCCGGCATGAACACCTGAGAACTCAAACTCTTCATCAGACCAGGCGGACAGTTAATCACCAGCCGCGCAATATCCCCCCGTGCTACCGCCTCCAAATGCTCCAGTATCGCCTCAATCGCCCACCCCGTCACAAACTCACGCCGCGGCTCAACCGCACGCCACATCAACTCAATGAACGCAATCAAACTCTCCTCGGCATTGAGCGCGTGGAGATCGTCCAGATCCCCCGCGCTGACCGGCGGGAAATCAGGGACCGGAAACATTACTGATCTTGATGAACGCCGCCAAAGCCACCCGGCTTTGCTCCTCCCGGCACTGCTCCTCCGTCCATTCCGGATGCAACGCAGCAATCTCCGCGATGTCCGTTCCAGGAACAACCTCAAACGCAATGGGCCGCCGCCGCTTCATCTCAACGCCTCTATCTCTTCGCGCCGCGGATGACGATAGTTCGTGTACAGCTCCGGCATAGCCACCAAGCGCCCGCCCCGCGTCGCTCGAACAGTCGAGCCAATATCCGGGAGATTGGTGTATGCCGCATCATACTCCTCCAGAAGAGCAGCCATCTGGCCCTGCCACTCGTCCGGCATCGCATGCATCAGAACCCGAGGAAGCGTTAAAAACGAGGCCCGCGACAAACTAAACCACAGCCATAGCCGATCGTGCCCTTCGGCCAAAGGAAGATCGCTCATGATACCGTCAACTCCGTATACCCGTCCATCTCCTCCCGATGACGCCTCTCCCGAGCTACACGCGCACTCTCGCTCTCCCGCAACCGCTCCAACGCCTTGTTGTGGAACTGAACCGCCAGATGTAGCGCCTGCGAGAAACTCGGCCCGCTGATGCGCAGCAAATCCGCCAACGCCCGGTAGTGCGGCATCGCTGCACGCAGTTGCTCCTCCGAAATCGGCGCATGCGTAATCAGCGCGTTCGCCGTCTGAACCAGCATCGCCGGCAGGTTACCGGGATTGCCAGGGTCACTCATGCCACTTCCCCAGGCCGCCACTCGCCATACGTCAAGACCAGCAACGGCCCGCGCCTATCCCACATACACCGCAACTCCGCCATGCACACACGACCAAACCCAGGCTCGCGTAACCACTCCGGCTCGGTCATCTCCAGCGTATCCTCGATCGTGCCGCACCCGGCATTGGCCAGGCGGTGCGCCAGACGCGTGGAAACTCCCGCAGCACGCCACCGCCGCACCATCCTATCCCATCGCACATACTCGGCAGGCAACGACGGCGGACCGTAATCAGCCACATCGCGCCGCGTCCAGACCATACGCCTCATGGCCACGCCTCCACTTCACGAGGCCGCGCCCGCCGCTCCAACTCATATGACCACTCCCCCGATCGCCGCAGCCACCGCACGCGGCACACAATCCAATCCTCACCGTCGATCGTCGCAATGTACTGGCCCGGCAGGTGGTGGTTGAGCGGGCAAGGATATGGCGCAGGCAACCGGCCACGCAGCCGGGTACTGCCCCGGACCCTCACCGCCCAAAAGTCCGCATCATCGCCTCCGCCAGCTTCTCAGCACTCACCGCGTAGCCGAGGCCGCACGAAACGTATGCATTGAACCACAGTGAGTAACGCCAGCCACCGAACGGTTTCATCGGCAGCACACGCCGCCGACGCGCACTGAACGGTGGCCGGCGCCGATCGTAGAAACAACGGCGGCGAACAACGTTACCAGCCATCGCAGCGCACCTCCGGACCCATCCTATAGCACCGCTGGTGCATCGGATACACGAGGCCGGGCTGATACCGCGGCGCGAACATCAGCGACGTTCCCAGCCCGATCAACGCCGTGCTGCTGTTGATCCGTGCGGCCGTAACCTGCGGATCCTCGTAGTAACCGCCCGGCGGGGCACAGGCCGCGAGCGCTACGAGAAGCGCCAAAGCAAATAGCCTCTTCATCTCGCAATCTCCCATAGTGCCGCCGCGATCCGCTCCAACGCCACCGTCTGCCTAATCACCATCTGGAGCTTAATCTTATCCACGGCTTGACCATCAGCGAAAGCGGCATCCTCGGCAGTCCACGCATCATGAGCCGCGTTCGCTCGCTCCAGTTCCGCATCGAGGTTAGACATCTCACTCCCTCCGCAGCGGTGGCCGACCCGGCGGGCGCTTGATCAACGGCGGTGGCGGCACCAACAGTAGCGCAATACGATGGTTCATGGTGAAATAGACCTTCTGTGAGTAGGACCAAACGACCAGCCCTTCACCCCGTTCTTAGCCCTAAGCCATGCTGTTTGGCGGGTGATGCCATGAGCAGCAGCAGCCTCGGCGGCGGATGCGAACTCTTGCGTAGGTGTCACAACAAGACGACTAGGACGGCCAGGACGGAAAGCGCTCGTCGGACGCCGCGGCGGCGGGCCCAGGCTGCCACCGAAACGCTCTGCAACAGCCGTCACCACGGCAACGGCACGCTCTTTGGAGCAGCGAAACCAGTCTCCCCTATGATGTGCATCGTCCAAAGCCAGAAGCGCCGCATCCTCAGCCTCTATCGCGTCCTTCGCGGGGATGGACCAGATGGACAAAAGGCTTATGGGAAACGGGTTGGCAGTTTGCATGCTTTGGAGCCGGCGCTTTATATCAGTCGCGAGGCCTATCTTCGCAAACCCCTGGCAATAGATGGCATAAAGCGCCAGCACGGTGGCACCCTTCGCAGAATAGCAGCTTTTCCCGCGCACCGAGGGGGGCTGAAGAAATCGCTTCATCGGCACTACGATTGCGACGCATCCCGGCATTTGTCAAGTGAAACCGGCGCGGGTATCGTCAATGTTATTCTTGCTCTATCATTCGAGAGGGTATCGCCTTTGCACGGCGAGTGTCGCTGCCGATTAGGCTAGCAATACCAATGGCGTAGTCTCGGCGGACTGAAGCTAGCAAGCGCATAGCTAGCTACCTTCGCCATTCTGCTCCTCGCTCACGCCCTCGATCGCTGCATCCACATCGCTCTCCTCCTGCTGGCGAGCTGCCTCCAGAATCGCCGCGATCTCGCGTCGCTGCGGGAACGGAATGCGCCGCAGGAGGTCGCGCCGCTTTTCGCGCTCAACGTCCGGCACCTCTTGCACCGCGATCGCTTGGAGCCGCGGATGAACGTAGGGCGCAGCGGCAATAGCGCATTGAAGCTGATCGTCGGTCAACGCGGTAGCCCACGCTGCGCCGTTCATGCGGGCAATCAGCACTTCGAGGGGCGATCGCTGGTATTGTGCCATGAGAGCCATGCCGCGCATTGCCATTCCGCGGCGCACTGTGACGGCATTTGGCGTCCCTGATTGCCGTCCACCGCGCCTTTCATGGGGCTTAGATCCAGGCATAACCACCTTGTCGGTTAGATCGTAGTCACACGGCGTTGTTAACTCTTTCCCTTGCATTTTGCAACAGCATTCCCCGGACACATCCAGATAATGCCTCACCCCATGAGACACTTTCCACCTTATCGCAACGACATTCTTGGAGGTAAGAACGTGGTATGTCCTGCAACCCCTTGTCTTACCTGCTTACCTTACCACCATTACCACCTTACCACCTATATGTTGTATGTATATAAGGGAAGCACGGTGGGTCCGTAGCTGGTGAGGGTATATATACGGGAGAGGTGGCAAGGCGGAAAGGTGGGAATGTGGCTTCTTAGATTACGATTGAAGATCTAGCCCAAAGCTTTTGAGCTTTCCCGCTTTTTTGATCCCATCTTGTCTCTCTCACCCAGCCTTCCTTACTTACCGCCTTGGCCGCTCGCATTTGCGTGGCCTTGTCCTGTTTATCGACGGGAACGCCGATGGTGGTGAGGAGATCACCGATCTGCAGGGTGGATCGACCAGCGAGGTAGTCCTGAATACGCGGCGTCCATACCTCATCGAGGAGGCGTTTCTCCTGCTCCATGGCTGCGTCAGCCTGAAGCTCGCTGGTTTCGAGCCAGTTGCTTTCGCCGGCTGCCTCTCGGTAGGCGGCTTCGGCCCATAGCTGGTCGCGGTTGACGGCCACCCAGTGCGTATCTGCGGTGGGGCAGGCCACGGGCCAGAATCGGCGATTCCCGGTTTCATCGGAGAGCCAGTCGTCTCGGTTGGTGGTGCCGATAAAGATCATTTGGCGAGGCTGGAGGATGAAGCCTCGGCCATAGGGGGGTCGAAAGCGATCGGCGCGGCGGGTAAGGAACGCTTTGACCGTTTCAATGCCGTTGCGTCGCCCCACCAGCTGGGCGATTTCGGACACTTCGATGCCCCACACCCCGAGGAGGGATTGCGAGCTATCTTTGCTGGTGAGGTCGTGGGGCATGTCGTCCGTGAACCACTGATCACCGAAGAGGGCACGGAAAGCGGTGGATTTTCCGATGCCTTGGGGCCCTTCGAGGACGAGCATGTGATCGAACTGGCAGCCTGGGAAGGCAACGCGGCGAACGGCGGCGAGGAGAAACTTTGACCCGACGGCGCGGACGTACGGGGTGTCGTTGGCGCCGAAGGCATTGATTAGCCATGCGTCGATGCGGGGTTTTCCATCCCATACTTGGGCCGCGAGCCACTGAAGGACGGGATGGAATGCGGCCGTGCCGGCGACCGTCTTCATTGCCCGCTCGGCTATCTCGAAGGTAAACTTTGAGGTGTAGAAGCGCTGTAGGTAGGCTTGGAGGATAAAAATGTCCGGTTCCATCCACTGGCGGGGATAGATTCCGGGTTGTGGAGCGAGGCCGGAGACGACGAGGGGGAGGGGCTTGGTCAGAACGGTTTCGGCGTTGAAGACGTTGCGGGCGAAGACGGCGCGGAGTTCCGGGTCATTGGCGAGGATGGAAAGAGCGTTGGCTGCGGTGGCGAGAGGGATGTCTTTGGCATCACGGGCGAGCGCCTGGCGCCATTTGGGGACGAGCGGGATGGGGGCGCTCACGGTTTGGCGCGTTCATCGTAAGAATGCATGACGCTTGTCCTCCTAAGCATTGACACCACGGAGGATTTAGCTACATGTGGGGCTGCAACTCACCACACGCGGCTAAATCCGGTCCGCCGGCCCCGCTCCTGCTATCCCCCCGCCCTCACCAGGCGGGGGTTTCCATGACAGGGCGGTGACTGTCGCGCAATTCGCGGACGCTGGCTACCCCCCGTGCACATGCTGCGGCGTGGCGCCGGTATTTCGCCAGCAGTTCGGGGGGGCAAGCGTAGACCTCGCGCGCCAGGGCACTGGCCAGAACGCGCTCTATGTCTAGGCGATTGGGCAACAGCGGGGGCGGTGGACAAGCGGTCGCCACGAGGGCGTCGAGGGCCTCGGCAAAGCCGATGAGGTGGCATGCCACGAACGGGGCGAGGCACCGTGTGGCACGCTCCAGGGGCACGGCGCGGCGTGATTTGCTCATGCCTTGGCACTTGGCCAGCGGGGAAATACAATCCTCACGCATCGGGCGCACCAGCTTGTCCCTGTGAGCGCTCGCGCGCCGCAGAACTCGGGGTGCAAGCGATCGGCGGGGCGGTCGGCCCATAACGGGTATTGGCATGTGGAGAAAGACGGCGGGGGTGCAGCGTGGGGCGCGGGCTTGATTGCGGCCCGGCGATCGCGCTCCGCTGAGGCGTTGCGCTCCGAGAGCTGCGAGAACGTCTTGGCGCGCGCCACCGCGACGGCCTGGGCGCCGGCGATACTCCGGCCGTGATTGCCGTTCTTGATCGGGCTGGGGCGGGCGGGCAGTCCCTCGCGCTGACGAACCCCCACCACAGCATTTTTGCTGATGTTCAATTCCCGCCCGATCTTGATCGTACTCATACCCGTCGGCCACAGACGGCGGACTCCATCTTTGATGTGCTGGGGGACGCGGTAGCTCATGGCGCTTTCCTGACTGAGCCAACAAATGTGGTATCCTCACCAGATCGCTGCTCCAGCGCCCATGCGCCGACGGCGGTGTTGTCGCCCGTTCCTCTGATACTCCTGAGCGCTTCCTCCGTGGGCGTATCGGCCGCCGGGCGCGGCTCAGAAGGCCGCTCCCCTGGCCAATTGTTCCACACCATGAATGCCGCGCAGGCGATCGCCAAACAGATTACAGAAATTCTTTCCATGGCTCCATCTCCTCGGAATTACCTTGACGTATCTGGTGAATGCGCGCCCCATGTCGGCGGGTGCTACGATCCCACCTCCCGGCGCCCGGCTCCGGCGTTCTTCTGCCTCGCGGCGCGCCGTTGAGCGAAACTCATCCCCGGCGGTTTTCGACACGGGCCGCCGGGGTTTTTCATGCCCTCCGCGTCACCTTGCGCGCCTCGCGCTCAATCACGCGCCGAGCTTCCCGGTCCAATATCTGGCGCGCCCATTCCGACGCCGATGGCGAGCGCCTAATCTCTGCCGCGCGCTTCATGGCGACGAGGGTTTCGGGGGCAAGGTAGAAGGTCCACATTTTTTTCATCAAACATACATATACCCCAAAATCGCGCTTGACAAGCGTATTAACGTGGCATATAACGTCCAGCACGGACAACACACCAGGAGGAGCAACCCAGATGCACTGTGACACATCCAACCGTCCCCGCCTTGATTTGTCGCAACACACGCACCCGCGCGCCGTTCATGTGGCCGTACTGCGTTACGTTCGCGGCACACGCGGGCCGCGCGCCGTGCCGGTTACGCGCGGCCAGATAGGCAAGTGGCTGTCGGCAACGCCTGCCGACGCTGTCGATCGCGCCCTTGTCGATCTCGCCGCTGAGGGCCTGATAACGAGCCGATATAACTCACTGCGTCATCGCCGCAACGCCGCGCGGCGCGCCGTAGTCTACGAGGCCGATGGCACGCCCATAGTCCTCTAACACCAGCAGGAGCAACCCCGATGCAAATCCTCTCCGGCCACATCTCCCCCGACACGGCTTATGTCGTCGCAGATTATCCCTATGGATTCCGGCTTCGCTGCACCATCCGCTACTGGCTCGACGCGAACAGGAACGGCGTTCGTATGATGATGCAGACATCGAACCCAAAGAAGGGCGACATCTGGAACAAGCCGAAGGCTGGTACCTACAGCCGCTTCGGCGCGGCGCTCTACCTCGACGAGGCGGGCCACGTTCACTGCGCCGGGCTGACTGAATACACCGACGGCGCGCAGGCCGCCGCGTGGCGCGACACCTACGGCGCCGGCGTGCCCGAGTCCGCTCGCGAGTTAATGAACCGCTGGGTCGCCGCGAAGCTTGCCTATGACGCCGCGCGCACGAAGGCCGATCCGCTGCAGGTCGGCTTGACCGAAGCTGCCAGGGCGTTTTGCGCCGTTTGACCCCGATCAATGGAGGATATCATGAGCTTTCTACCGTGGTGGAAAGTATTCAACGCCGCACTCGCTGAGCGTGGTGAAACACCCGCACTGTGGGAAGAAGCTCGCGGCTGGTGGGAGTGGCGTGCGATAAAGAAGGTTGATGAGCGACTCATAAACCGTGTGATCAATGCGCGGAAACCAATATGACCGCACATCACCCTATGCAGCCCGTAGAATGGGATGGGCATGGCGTTATCCGGTTCAAGCGCAACCGGATCGTCGAGCAGTTGCTAGAGGTAGCGTCCGCCCATGGTTTCGACCTAAACCAGATTGCGATTGAAGGCGCGCGCGGCAACTTTGACGACGAGGATCAACGGCAGTTCGCGCAGTTGATCGGATATTCCGTGTCAGGCTATGGGGATCTGTCCTACGCGACGCGCGACAGCGTGAGGCGGGCCGATCGGCGCGCGGCAGCGCTGATGAAGCGTGAGCCGGCGCGGGCGCTTACAGTCGCCCCTACAGTTTGAAGCACGTCAGTTCGTGCTGCGCCATCGGGCACGGGCATCACGGCGCGCTCCTCTCCAGTAGCACCGACGCCGCGGCGAGGATCTGGCTCCATCGTCGGAGGCGTGCCGCCTGGTGATGCGGGCCGGCCGTATCGTGCCCGCACAGCGCCTCGGCGATCTCGTGGGTGTAGGCGTAGTCCGTGCCCGGCATAGCCCCTGGTGCGCTGCGCAGCGCCTCGGTGATGGCTTCGGCGGGGGTCATGGCGTGATCGCGTTGGTCCATACGCGGGGCGCGGGACGCATCTCCGCGAGGCGGGCGATGGCTTGGCTGAGCATGTGCCACTCCTCCGATGTGGGGGCGTGCTGTTTTCGCAGCAGCCCCAGCGCGAGCGTTAGGGCGTCGACCAGGTCGATCCGGTCGCGTTCTGTGGGCGTCATGGCAACTCCCCAATAAACTCGTCCAATCGCCGCTTCCCGGCCTCAGCCAAATCTTCTTCGCTCCACAGCCGAGCGCTGCGCTTCTTGGCCGGCGCGGGAACGGACAGGGCGGCATCGTGGTTAGCTGCGACGATCGCCATGCTGCGGGGCACGGGGAGGCCAGCGGCACGGAGAGCGGTGTCAACCTCCACGATGCTGCGCGCCTCGATGTGAATGCCGCCGTTGCGCCGCCAGGCGTCGCGGAACAGCTTCTGCGCTGGTCGCATGGTGGTGGTGGCCTTCAGTTCAAAAGCGACATGCTTAAAACACCACACGAGGATTGCATCTGGCAAACCCTGCCGGACGCCCTGCGCGCGCATTCGCTGCCATTCGATCATGCGCTGCTGATCATCCCCTGCGTGCAACCGCCCGTGCTCAAGCGATGACCAGAACGCTTCAGGCGGTGCTGGAACGAACGCATTGAGATATAGTCTCAATCTTGAGCGCAATCTCGCTTCAGGGCGCATGGGCTACTTCCAACCAACAACGCGGTTGGTGGGTGCCTGCTGCCGCTCCCACTCGGCCAACACAGCGATGGCATCCTCGCTCAGTATCGGCCGCCAAAGCAACGAACCATCCGCTCGGTCAGGATCGCACCGCCCGGCTTCGAGCACGCCATTGC